TGTCGACTGCTGAAGCTATTGTGGGGTCGTTATACGCTTGTCCGTTAGCGGCGACGATAGGTTCTTGAGGAGTTTCTTGAGGTATGGCGTTTTCGAGGTCTCGTACTTTCTTTTCGTGTTCCATCTGAGCCATTTGTTCCTGCATCTGCTGTATTTGGGCTTGCATTTCTTTCTCTTTGGGTGAAAGACCGTCTTTGACCGTAATGAACTCATCCGCACCCTGTACGTCAGCAAGACTTCCAAAGGCGGTTGAAATCTTATCTGGGTGGAACTCAATCCTGTCATCGTCCTTGAACATGTTTTGGAACTTACCCATGTTGTCGATGTAGCGTTCTAGTGCCTGTAACTGTGCGTCTTTGTTAGTCTTAGCAGTGGAGTCAGGATTCATTTGGAAGCGGTATTCAACACCTTTAAGAGTTTCTGGTTTGATTCTTAGTGTTCCTGCGGCTCCTGAAGCGTCTGGTTCAATCTTCTCAAAGAGTTGCATTACATCTGCCATACCTGCTTTCTCGATAGCCATGATGTCTTCTTCAAATAATTCGATGGGGATTTCTTCACTACCTACATTTACGATTAAAGATGCCCAGCCGTCCATCAGCTCTTGAATGGCGGCGATTAAGTGTCGGCGTTCACTTCCGTCACGAGTGGCTTCCTTATCCGAGTAGAGATTGATTGCTTGAGGAGTTTTACCCTGACTTGGATTGAGAGACTCAGCACCAGGTATTGAGGCGTTCTGAGACCCGTAGAGAGACAGGAGAGAGCCTGTAAGGTTACTCTGAGCACCTTGGTAGGTTGAGAGACCTGCCGTGTTAGTAGGCATAGGGCGGATAGAGTTAGGGATAGTCTCAACTAAGATCGGGTTAGCAGAGGTTACGTCTAGGGTGTGTTTTAGAACACCGTTGCCGTTGACGATGATACCTGGAGCGAGGTTACGTTTAAGAGAAGCAAAGTAGAAGTTTGTCAGACCGTCACGAGCGAATTGGAGAGGCTTAGCTCGTTGGAAGTCTCCCAGTCCGTAGAACGAATCAAAGAGAGGTTGTGAGTATTTAATGACAAACGGAATCTTACCATTCTTGTGGGGGTTTTTGAGCTTTCTAATTTGGATGTTACCGTTTTCTGGAGCGAAGGTAATCCACTCACCGTCTTCTCCTGCTTCGTAGCGAGTAGCTAGCAAAATACCTTTATTCACCGCTTGAGGGGTGCGTTTGTCAGCAATTAAGGTGTCTCGCTTGGAGTCAGAGCTGGCGTTCTCGTCATAGTTCTCGATAAGCTCTTTGATTGCAGCTACGTCCCATCCAGAGGTGTTCTCGTCGTCTTGTTCGCCGTTTTCAATGTCATCTACAAGGTCTTCGAGGTATTTCTTACCCACCCAGGTAAGAGCAGTAACGTAGTCCATATCTGAAATTGAGGTGCGACCCTGTTGAGGGATTAAATTGCGGGGGTTCCACAACCAACAATCAGGACCGACATATCCAGTGTTTGAAACTGTCCAGTCGTAGAACATAGGCATATATCCATAGACTGAGGAGTACATTTGCCACATATTAAACTTTTCTAGGAGGGAATGTTGAGAGTTGGCATTAGGGAAGATGTATTTCTGGAAAAGAATATCCATAAAGGCGGCTTTGCCGACATCAGCTTTACCCATAGGAAGGTAGTTCCCTTCAGGGAGTTTTGCTACAACCCTATCGGCTCGTTCTTTTGAGAGGGTGGCAGCGTAAGAGTCGGTAATTTTGCTTGCGTCTACACTTCTTGAGACTGAATCGTAGACTTGACCAATCAACATAGCTTCGTAAGCGTCAAAATCAGCTATATAATTGTCATGGACGTCCTTATCGGACTCGTAATCTTTCTTATATTGGTACTCATACTGGCTTTTTTTGTCTTTTTCGTCACTTTTTTGCATTTTTTTGACCCTTTTTGCTAATTATACCGCATTTTTATAGCAAACCGTAGGAATTTGTTTCTTTGAGAATGGCTGGTTTGGGGAATTTGTCATTTTGGTTGTTTACTCCGTATTTGAGGTGGAGAACCAGGTAACGAAGAGCGTCAGGACCGTGATCGTCTTCCTTCATAGGGAGTTCAGATGGGTTTCTATCTGGTTTGTCTTCGGGGTACTTGTAGGCTTCCATCTCTTTGATGAAGTTTTTACAGACTGAGGAGATGAATAGGGTAGGTTTGGGGTCTCCTACAAGCTGAATACGGGGTTTGAGCTTAGTTCTAATCAGGTCGATACCGTGGATGATGGAGTCTCCTCGCTTCACAACAGGCACAATGGGGAACTGGAGAGCCATTGTCTCGATAGCGTCTTTTGCTTGGGAGTCACCCACCATTAAGACGAGTCTCTGATCGCGTAATTTGTCCTTAATCCTGGGGATAGTGTCCTTTAAGATAGATTCTCTAGCGTAAACCTCATCATAAACGTACCAATTCTGATCTTTGTCGATTCCAACTAAGACACAGGCGGTGGTGTGGTAACCAAAGTCAATTCCTGCATAAATAGTAAGGTCTTCGGGGACTTCACTCGGTTTAATGACGTGTACCTTGCGGTCAAAGTCTGGGTAGACGGCTCCTTGCACAGCTCTGAACTCCAATTCTACTTCCTGTAAGAAAGTGCTTAGTTTACCTTGCTTCTCGGCTTCAGCTCGTTCTTCGGCAATAAACTCTTTTGAGACGTAGGGGGAGTCTCTCCAAGTAGCTTCCTGGTAGAACCACCTGTCATTCTCCTTAGCAAACTGAATAAGGTCGTAAAAATGATTATACCCCCGAGGAGTGCCCATAAATATCGCCCAACCGTTCGTAGTGGTAAAGAAGTGTTTGTAAACTGCGTCCCAGTTATTGGGGTCTTGGTCAGCGTACTCATCGAAAATAATCCCATTAGCTCTAAAACCACGATGGGAGTCAGCTTGGTCACTACCTAAAAGCTGGATGGTGCTTCGGGGTTTGGTTACATCGTGATTTACTTCAATCGTCGTCCCGTCGGGAAGAGTGACAGGACCTTTAATGTAGTTCAACTCAATTAAAAGGTCTTGTTCGTTCTTCTTGAAGATTAACTCTTTCGGGATTAAGGGAACGTACTGCCTCCAGACAACTTCGTGAGCCTGTTTGTAGGTCTTAAATACGACAAAATACCGACCCTGGTCTAAGACGGCAGATAACCAGGAGTGATTAGTGGCGAAATACGTCTTGCCACTATTTCCCACAAGTATGTTCTTGGTGGTGATACAGTAATCATGGGTATCTTCAACGTCTATTGCATAAGTCTCAACAGTTTGGTGAACGGTTACAGATGAAACCAGGTATTCCGTTTCTTGATGTCCCAAATCGTGTAGTACGATACTCCGTATTTTTCGGCTATCTGCTTTAAGGGCATACTTCCAATCATCTCCCGTATCTCTAATACCTGCTTTTCTTTGAGAATATGCGTCCCGCTGTTCTCGCCCTGTTTGTTGGCTGCTCTGCCCGCTTTGTGAGAATGGAGTATGTTCTCCTGATGAGTTACCCATTCTAGGTTTTCCGCTCGGTTGTCCGTCTTTATGTGATTTATGTGGTTCACTTCTGGTTTCTTCTCTGGGTTCTCTACCCAACTCTGAGCTACTAAGCGGTGCATCTTGATTGTCTTGCCGTCCACCACCGTTCTCAGATATCCAGAACCATCTACCGCTGGCTTCATCACTGATATCCAACCCTCTTTTCCGTGCTTCCTCGTAGTCAAAAGGTTGCCCATATTGCTCACATAATAATTTGAGCTGCTCCCTATCACTGGTCGCCATCGCTCCCCAGGCAAGCTGATAGAGGGGAACGTAGTCTCCGTTTGAGTAGAACTTGTGGTCGTATGTAGTGGTAATTTTTTCATTATCTACTGTAAATTGTAGTATAGGTTTAGGGTCAGTGTCCACCCCATACTGCCAAGTATTGATAATCTTCTTGTAACCATCCGAGGATAATACTAAATCACCAACCTCTAATTTCTCGATATTGGTGTAACCATCTGGTGTAGCGACTAGTGTTTCACCTACAAAACATTGCCTGCCCATGAGGAGGACTCCACGCTTGAAGCCTCCTGTTAAGAATGCTAGATGGGCCGACACCTGCTTCGGGTGAGGACTATAATTAAAGGGCATTACTCGCCCCTAAAGGCTCTTTAAGAGGTCTACAGAGTCCTTAGAAGTAACATCAAATACCTGGACTACCTGATTGCCGATGACTTCTTCTTTCATTTTCTTAGACTGGTCAGTCTTAGGTGGGTAGAAAATGTCTAACAACCAGGCTTTACAACGTAGGTAACGCATTTCATTTAAGAAATCTACTTCATTTAGGGGGTCGACTTCGATACCTTGTTCTCGGGCGATTGTTAAAGCGGCTTCTGGGTCTTCGTGGAACATTAATTTACGGATAATGTATCGTTGATTCGTCTGTTCGCCTTGGTCGTCTAGTTTAATTCCGTGGAGCTGGACTTCAAACTTAGGCTCCTTAACCGTCACACCTTCTAAGGTTTTGTACTGAGAGGTGGAAACATCAAACGTAAGGTCGTAGTTGTATTCAAAGGCAAAGGGGGCTAATCTAGACTCTTTCTTTAATCGTTCAACGGGGGAGGGGTAGTTCTGAGTAGTAGAATACTTCTCTTGAACTCCTACAAGTCCTCCAGCGGTTACTTGAGCCTGCTGAAGACCTGGCTGGGGAGTGAACTGGTTAGGGGTCTGTAGTTGGCTTTTAAGCTCTGCTACGGTTTTTAAGAGGTCTTGGAACTCACTCTTAGAAATAGTTACTTCATCGCTCTCTACTTGAGTTTCTTTAGGTGCTTTGCTTCGGGCAGCTTTCATCTTTTCTCCGAAAGCTTTACGTTCTTCTTCTGTCCAATCTTTAGGCATAATATTCCCTCATTTAGTTTCAAATATTCTGTTTTATTTTTGTAGACCTGGTGGTCTTTTGAGAGACGTTTTTATCTTTAATCTTAAAATACAACTTCCTAGCGGGGGTGTCAAGCCTAGAGTTTTACTCCAGAATATATCACAGACACTCGCAGTTCCATATCGCTCCGCTCATATAGTATGAGATCAGGTGTACCTTAGAAGCGGGGAAGTGGTGGGGGGTAGGGGTTGACATGTTGGTTGTTGTGAGCTGTTTTCTTATATCGAGAGAGTGCCAAAACTGAACCTGAAGGCACTTAGTAGCTATACCATAGAATATACCCTTATTTAGCTGTGTCGCACAAGATGTATTTCGCGACGTACATCTGTTGAGTGGTGATAGTGTTGACATAAAGTATAGTTATACCATCGAATTGGTGGTATAAACCCCGTGATTTGGGACACCTTGAGAGACTGCTAATCTGTTGGAAATACTTGACAAGGTATAAATGTACTGTGGATTCACACAAACACACTGTAATATAGCCCTAAATGGCTGTTTTGTAGCCTCTGAGTATACCTGTAACGTACTGATTAATACTATCCGTTAGGTTTACTTAGGTAGTTTATAGATATACTTAAATAACTATTCTTTTCTTTTTGGGCGGCCTATGTAATCTTGTAAGTATCACTTATATAGAATGGTGTGTAGTGCTTCTCGGTCTTCATCATGTACCCTGATTTAGTCTTGTATACTACCCCGCAGTCATGCCAGTCTTTAAGCTTCCTAGCGACTCTATCGCCTTCCTTTATCTGTTTACCTGTAATATCTTTGGGTAGTTGTGTGTAAAAGTGGCTCATTCTGCTGGTTTGGTCATATCTATCGTTATTACTACCTGTTGGGATTGCATTTCTACCTTCTGGGTTGCCCTTCCATGTACCTTATCATGTATAAACTTAGCTGCGTCGAGGGCTATTTCTCTTTTTCTAGGAGCGTCTTCGCTTGCCCAATCACTTACCGTATTAACTAATGCACTTTCTACTAAATCGGTATAGTTTTGTAGTTTGCTTATAATCTGTGGCTTCTTTAAGTTCTCATGGGCTATTATAGCGGCTGTACCAGGACTTACAGGCTTATCTGGGCTTCCGTACGCCTTAATAGCTGCTTGTGTGGCTGATTGTTTAGGATTATCAATTAGCTCTTTTATAAAGGCTTTCTGCTTGCCAGTTAGTTTACGGTTTTTTACAGCCATTGTCGTCTCATTTAATAAGCTCACTATATCGCTTTTTTATTCATTTATCAAGTTGTGGCGAGCGGATAAACCTTCACGAAATAACCACCCGCTACCCTTTAATTATAGCAAAAATAGGCACTAATTAAAAGAAAATAAAAGATTTTTATATCTGTTGAACATACTTTTTTACTACTTTATTACTATTTAACTATTGACAGGCATTACATTGTTTGATAAGCTTAGAGTGTCAAAGGGCAAGAGCACAACCAGCCAACGAGCTAACCGAGCCAACGTTACCGATGACAATGAGGGTGAAAGACAGTCGGGGCAGACCGACAGCACATTAACAAGCGGTACATGGTGTAGACATTAAACAAGGGGTACAACCATGGAATTCAAGGCAGGATACGACGCAAGAAATCTAGCAAAAGAGGGCAATGAAGTGGTGCAATACTGCACTATCCAAGGCACTCAATACGCCAGATATGCCGTTGAGCTCATAGATAAGGTCGGTAGAGTAATTGGCTACCGAATTACATCAAAACTCACGCCTTGCAAATATGGCAAATTGCCAGCAGCTTAACGGCTGCACTATGTACCGCTTAAACAACTTATTAACTAAAGGGAGACCGAAATG